AACTTAACAAAGAAGCTATGGAGGGTAATGATGACTTCTACATTGATTAAAGAACTGCTCAACGAGGCGCACAACCACCTGCAAGACGTGCGCTTCTATGCAGAGGCAAGGGAGTTAGAGCTGTGCAACGAGTCCATTGCCAAGGTGTACGACTTGCATGAGCGGATAGACAAACTCTTGGGAGACAACCATGAGGCCGATAGTGCCCGCTAACTTGTCCAACAGTTGACAACCGCGTCTCGGCGAGGTACATTTTGTAAAAACTTTTAAGGAAAAACAATGGCTGATTTAAAAACTGAAATGAGTAAAGTATTGAACGCATGGGAGAAGGACGAGCACGATACGTTGGCCAGACCGATGGTACCCATGCCTGATGGTAGGGTGGTGTTTGGTGTAACCAACAACGTGTCACGCGAGACGTTTAACTTTGTGAAGAACAACCCCGCGCAGACACATCAGACAGTTACTGAAGCGCTGGCAAAGCGCGGGTTCAAGAAGACTTCTGTGGCTTCACTGCTCACGCAGTTTGTTAAGCAAGGGATGATTAGTCGAGATGCGGATGGCACGTACAGTGCCGAGGTTGATGCGTATTCACCCTTGAAGTCAGCGAAGAAGTTAAGGGCTGATGGGAAGACCAAGCCCAAGGCCAAGGTAGTTAAAGTCCCACGTAGCTCGGGCATCGCCGCGCTCAAGGTCGTGCCAACTACTATAAACACTTCTTCTGTGGCCACTGCGTGGGATGCAGAGACAGTCATCAACAACATCGGCTTGAAGCAGGCGCATAAGCTGTTTCTAGAACTGCAAACATACTTCGGAGGTTGACATGTGGGACGTGATGGCTTTGATTGCTGTGCTGTTCATCGGCCTTGGGCTTGGTGGTGTGGCCATAGCAGTATTCATGTACGCACTTGACTGGATGCAGAACGGAGGAAAGAATGATTGACAACCCCGAAGACGAGGCGTTCAACGAGATTGAACGACAGGCACAGCAACGCAAGGAAGCTGTGAAGGCCACAGTGTCTCTGAACCCGTACCGCAGCCAAGTCATTGAAGAAGTGGCGCAGGCCATTCTGAAAATGGAAGGCTTTGGGCAGGACACCCTGAACAGCTTTGCTATTTACATTCGAGGTTTGAAATGATACAGGATGACGTTATTGAGATGGCACAAGAAGTAGGAATGGATTATTTGCAATTCATCAGTCTTGAATCAATGGAAAAAGTAATCCGCTTTGTTAACCTTGTGGAAATAAGAGCTGCCGCCAAGGAAAAAGAAGACATCATCAAGGCGATTGAAAGCCTTGGAACATGGGCGCACATTGAAGAAGTTGTGAATACCATCAGGGGATTGAAATGACACAAGATGAAGTGATTGTGATGGCTAAACAGGCTTGGGCTGATGCTGGAGAGGGATGGGTCGCAAAAGAATGGTTTGATGACAGAGTAAAAGCATTTGAAGCCTTTGCCAAACTGGTAGAAGAAAAAGCAACAGAGAAAGCCAACGCAAGAGCCAATGCTTCTTGGACATTGATGTGTGAAAAGATGGTTGCGTTTGAACGTGAAGCCTGTGCAAAGGTGTGTGATGAGTTGCAGGATATTCCTGCGACTGAGCCGCATCATTGTGCTGAAGACATCAGAGCCAGAGGAGAACAAGCATGACAGCCGCTTACTTTGAAGACCACCCGACAGATCCTGAAAAGGTTATCTTGCGTAAACCATCTCTTGACCAAGGCGCAGGCTACGAACGTGGGTTCGTTGATGGGATGCAGTATCAGATGCAGTCCAGCGTGGACAAGGCGGTCAATGCCACACCACAGCTAGAACAAAACTTCTGTCCACGATGCGGCAAACGCACAAACGACATTCATACCTGCACACCACCACAGGAGAAGAACACATGAGCGAATATTACGATGAGATGGCTGGCGACATTGCCCTTGCCGAACAAGCATGGGAAGAGCGCGAAGCAAGGCGCAACTTCCGCACCGAAGTGTGGACAACAAAGGATGGGCGACGGATTGCCATCAAGGACATGGAGGACAGCCACGTATACAACGCCTACAAACAAGGCCAAGACCGCCTGCTGTTCCGTGAAATGGTTTTGCGTTTGTTTGAAGCCAAACTCAAGGAGAAGAACACATGAGCTGGCGCGAATCAACACTCAAGTACATCAAAGAGTTGATTAAGCCCAAGACGATCAACGAGATCATCGCCAAGGAACTGCGTGAGGCGATCATCAAAAAGTTGGAGGCTGAGAGCGCTGTCGAGTATGCGGCGTCAATCGTCACATACAACGTCGAGCGCATCGGGCGGCTACAACGCAGGCTTAAAGAGCATGAGGGGGAAGAATGATATTTGATCGTTTACTTGTCGCCGCCGTGTGCTGTTGGCTGGGCGTGACAGGTTTGTTTCCAGCTACAGCAGAACCAGTAAAGCCTTTGACCCCCGCGCAGTTGCAGATAAAGGCCAAGCAGAAGTCAATCAGCAACGTTTGCAAGGGCAAGCGCAAAAGCCAGACCGTGAAAGATTTGTGTAGAAGATGGGAGAACCAAAATGCTTGAAAAGATCAGAACATTCTTTGGCAGGGTGCGTGGACACCACGCAGAGAAGCGAACCATAGTGGTTGAAGGCGACCTGTGGAGATGCACAGAGTGCAAAATGCTTTTTCTAAACCGCGTAGTGGGAGAACAACACCAATGCCTAGACCAAAAAGTGAATTAACCAGAAGCGGCAGAGGCGTTGGCGTTCGCATGAGCGAGTGGGAATACCAAGAGTGGGTCAGGCTTGGGGCCACAAAATGGTTGCGCCAGCAATTGATAGACAGCAAACGCAAACACACAACACAGGAGAAGCGAGATGGACAAACACTTCAACGGAACGAGGGCTGACGATCTACAGATCAGTGGCAGTCACTACAAGGACATGGCCATCCAGCCGTGGGCGGTGATGGAGTCGGTGCTTACCAAAGAGGAGTTCATTGGATTCCTCAAGGGCAACATCATCAAGTACAGCCTGCGTGCTGGACGCAAGGATGGGAGCGACGACGCGGGCAAGGCCAAACACTACATGATGAAACTCAAAGAAGTAACGGGGTATCCATATGGCGATGACTCCTGAAGCCAAGGTCAAGAAGCGCGTCAAGGAGATGCTGGATGCGATGGGGGTGTATCACTTCTCACCGTATCAGGCAGGCTTTGGCCGCGCTGGTATCCCCGACATCATCGGCTGTCTTGACGGCTACTTCATCGCCATCGAGTGCAAGGCTGGCAAGGGCACGACCACCGCCTTGCAAGAGCGCGAGCTTAATCGGATACTGAACGCAGGTGGCTACGCACTTGTGGTCAACGAGAAGAACATCAACCAACTACAGGAGATCACAGAATGGATCAAGAACAAGCAATAGACGCGTTGCTCAAGGCAATGTCGGACGAGGAGAAGGCGCACTTCAAGACCACGGTGTTGAAGCTTCTCACATGCTACGGCCCCAACGCAAACCAAGCGGTGCTCATCATCAAGAACACAGGCGAAGACCGCTTGGAAGTAGCCACCATGAACCTAGACGAAATGGAGGCAGCGGAAATCATGATCGAAGCCAATGATTTTTTCGGGTTCTTAAACACTATCGACGCACCCCCTAAAGAGGCATTCAATTGAGCAAACCATTTGACAGAGCCATCGTGCTCGATTTTGAAACATCATGGGGCCGAGCGCCACACGTCAAGCTGGGCTTTTCCTGTCAGACCAATGAAGAGTACATCCGCGACAAACGCTTCAAGGCGTGGGGGCTGTCTTGGAAATGGCTTGGCGGCGATGACCCCGCAGTATGGGTAACACGCAAAGACTTGCCAGCCTTCTTCAAGTCAATTGACTGGAGCACCACGGCTGTCATGGCGCAGAACGCAGCCTTCGATGTGTCGATCATGGAGTGGCACTACGACGCACACCCTGCGTTCATCATGGACACACTTTCTATGGGCCGTGCCCTGCGTGGCGTTGAGGCGGGTAACAGCTTAGCCAAGCTGGCCAAGGACTTGGGGTTGCCGCCCAAGGGTGACGGCTTGTCGCCATCCGAGAACATACTGGACGAGTTACCTGAACATGTTGAGCGTGTGCTGGCCGACTACTGCTGCGATGACACATGGTTGTGTGAACAGATTTTCTTTGGTCTTGGTGGATGGGACTACCCCAAATCCGAACTGCGTCTGATTGACATGACGCTCAAGATGTACACACGACCAACACTTGAGCTTGACCAACAGATGCTCATCAAGGCACTCACAGAAGAAGGAGAACTACGTGAAGGACTATTACAAAGGCTCGGCATACAAGAAGCTGAGCTCGCATCGAACCCGAAGTTTGCTGACGTACTTCAAAGCCTCGGGGTTGTTGCCCCGACTAAGGTCAGTAAAACTACCGGCAAAGAAGCGTTCGCTTTCGCGAAGAATGATGCCCTCTTCCAAGCGCTGCTCAACGGTGAACGTGAAGACGTTGCCCTCCTTTGTGAAGCACGCCTTAAAGTTAAATCTACAACCGAACGCACAAGGGCACAGCGTTTCCTCGACATCAGTCAGCGCGGCAAGTTACCAGTTCCGTTATCGTATTACGGTGCTCTCTCGGGTCGCTGGACGGCAGCCAAAGGTTCAGCAATCAACATGCAAAACCTCAAGCGAGGCAGTTTCCTACGCAAAGCGATTATGGCTCCCGATGGCTACCAACTGGTCGTGGGGGACTTGTCTCAAATTGAACCGCGAGTGCTTGCGTGGCTTTCGGATTACCAAGAGATGCTCAACATCTTCAGGGGAGGTGGCGATCCTTATGCCGCTTTCGGCGCTCAGATGTTCAACATCCCGAACCTCACGAAAGACAGTCATCCAGAGCTTCGTCAATCTGCGAAGAGTGCTTTGTTGGGATGCGGATACGGCTTGGGCTGGGCATCGTTCGCTTCGCAACTCCTCACCGGATTCCTTGGTGCGCCCCCACAAAGGTATGACAAAGCGTTTGCAAAGACGCTCGGGGTCGATCAAGCCTATGCCCAGAAGTTTGTTGACTGGGAGGACAACGTAGCCAAGATGCTGGAGATACCGCACACCTGCACCGACCAAGAGCTACTGACCCACTGCCTTGCGGCCAAGAAGATCATTGACATCTACCGCGCCACTGCCCACCCCGTTGCTACCTTCTGGGATATGTGTTCTAACCTGATCGAGTCCAGCCTGTACGGCGGCAAAGTTTTCCAGTACAAGTGCTTGACCTTCAGCAAAGAACGTATAGAATTACCCAATGGGATGAGCTTGCTCTACCCACAGTTGCGACGCGAGAAAGATGAAAAAGGTAGGAGCCAGTGGGTATACGGGCCAAACGCTACCAAGCTGTATGCAGGGAAAGTGACGAATAACGTGACGCAGGCCGTGGCGCGAATTGTCATGACCGATGGAATGTTGAGGGTATCGAAGAAGTACCCAATCGCAGGGACAGTACACGATGAGCTGATCGCTGTGGTGCCTGACGATGAAGTTGTTGACGCTAAGACTTGGGTCTTGGCGCAAATGACTATGCAGCCGAAATACATGCCGGGGATTCCTCTGGCCGCTGACGGTGGTGCGCACCGTAGGTATGGAGAAGCAAAACAATGACAGAGTTAACACTACCAAAGAAAATAAGAATCGGGGAGAAGTGGTATTCCATCGAAGTCGTCGAGGCCATGCAAGACAAGCTCGATATGGGGCGCGTCATGTACCTCGAGCAGAAGATCAAGCTGGGGCTACGCAACGGCATGACTGGGCGCAAGTTCAGTCTCGATGACGTCAAGGAGACCTTCTGGCACGAGCTGGTGCATGCCATTTTGCGTGACATGGAGGAACACAAACTCAACAAGCGCGAGGAGTTCGTAGAAGGATTTGCCAAGCGCCTGAGTATTGCAATCAACACGGCGAGATTCTCATGAAACCAATCACGTGGAGCCACAGCGCACTGAAAGACTTCGAGGGATGCCCACGCAGGTATCACGAAGTCAAGGTGCTCAACAACTTCCCCTTCCAAGAGACCGAGGCTACCAACTACGGCAAGCAGTTCCACACTGCCGCTGAGTTCTACATCAAGGACGGCACACCCATGCCGCCTGAGTTTGAGTACGCCAAGGACATGCTCGATGCGCTGATAGCCAAGCCCGGCAGGAAGCTGTGCGAGTACGAGATGGGGCTGACACGGGACTTGCAGCCCTGTGACTTCCACGACAAAAACCGCTGGGTGCGAGGCATTGCCGACTTGCTCATCATCGACGACGAGAACTTGACGGCGCGGGTGGTGGACTACAAGACAGGCAACAACAAGTACCCAGACCGCGACCAGTTGAAGCTCATGTCTTTGATGGTCTTCAAGCACTTCCCACACATCAGGAAGATCAACTCAGCTTTGCTGTTCGTGGTCAAGAATGATATGGTTAAGGCAAGCATGGCCGTGGACGAGGTCGATGCTGGCTGGTGGGAGTATCGGGAGCGTGTGGCCAAGCTGGAACAGTGCGCCGCATCCGGCGTGTGGAATCCAAAGTCCTCTGCGCTGTGCCCGTGGTGCCCAGTCAAAACATGTGAGTTCAACCCAAAACACTAGGAGTTAATCATGGCAACCCGGAACTATGCGAAAGAGTATGAGAACTATCAAGGCAAACCTGAACAGATCAAGAATACAGGCGAACGCGTGAAGGCGCGGCGCATGATGGTCAAGGCAGGCAAGGCGGCGAAGGGAGATGGCAAAGACGTTGACCACGTCAAGCCTATCCGTAGCGGAGGGACAACTACTATAAACAACCTTCGTATGCGCAGTCGCGGTTCGAACCGAAGCGACAACAAATAAAGACCGATGGAGAAGCAATGGAA